CACTTCCGCCCCAACGGCGGCTGGTCCCGGTCGTCGTGGGCCACGATCTCCAGACCCCTCGGCACCTCGGTCATGAGTTTGCGGAGATTGGCTCCGGGCATCGTTGTTCTCCTGTTCCAGCATCAACAGGTCGCCGCCTGTCTTGTCCATGATCTTCGTGCCCAGCGCGCGGGCCATGCTGATCATGGGCGGCACCTGTAGCGGGGAGACCTTGAATGTCTGTACAGCGTCCCAGTCGGGGGCCGTCTCTACGCAAATCACGTAGGTGTCGCCGCGCCCGACGTACAGCGCCACGCGCTGCTGGGGGATCTCAGCCACGGTCGCTTGCACAGGTTGTGGATCGTACACCTGGGGCCTCCGCATGGCCGTGGCACTGACAGGCTCGTCGTGCACCACGGTCACGGGTTCAGGCATCCAGTCATGGCCGTAATCGACGCCGGGATGGTGATCATCGCCGCATTGATAGCACGGCGGCTTGGGGATCCGCGAGTTGTATCCCGGTGTGCCAGGCACGACAGCCAGGCTGTGCAGGTCCACCTGCCCGTTGGGAGCGCTCACCTGCGCGCGGCGGATGTCTGGAGAGAGGGCGGGCGGCGTGGGCCGCATGGCGCTGAACAGACCCAACGCGCCGTCGTCGGTCGACATAGCTCGCTCAGTCTATCATCCAAGCGTACGCGCCTGGCCGCGTTGATCCGGCCCCATACCGCCTGGTCTGCCGGAGGTACGCACGCCGTTGCGCGAGCGGCTGGACTGCGCCATGGAGGTGCCCGCTGGGCTGCCTCCGCCTGCGGGCGGCGCCGAGACTCCGCCACCCGACGGTCCGCCAGCGGCTGGCGGCTGCATCGTGCCGCCCTGCGGATTCAACGGCGAGTTGCCGCCGCCGCCACCGCCCTGCTGCTGCTGTTCCTGCAGGAGCTTCTGGCTCAAGGCGATGAAGCGCGGGCTGTCCTCGCCGAACCAGTTCTTGATGCGCTCCAACCCGACTTGCTCGACCACGAACGGCAGCCCGTCGACGGCCTCCCGGACCATCTCGTCGAGCCACTCTTGCGGGTTGTCGGTCGCACCGGAAAGCTCGATGCTCGTCCGATGCGGCATCCATTTGTTGGTCTGCAGCGCCTGCAGCGCCTTCCACTGCTCCAGCAGCGCGGGATCCAGGCGCCGCCCGAGGCTGACCTCGAAGCCGTCCCAGTAGCCGTCGATGTCCTTGGGCGCGATGGTCACTTCGCCGAGGTCGTCACCGTTGCGGTCCTTACCCGGTACCGGTAGGGTGAGCTTGTCTTGCAGGCATACTTCGAGTTCCATTGCCGCCAGTTCGAGGGCCCGCGTCACACCCCGCACGATGGCATCTTTGGCGCTCTCGATCTTGAGCGTCCGCATGGACTGAATGGCCCAGAGTTGCTGTGCCGAGCGTGTGCCCTCCGCCGAGCGGGGGCCCTGTGCAACGCCGTTGCGCTGAATGTACTGGTCGACCACGCCCGTGGTCTGGAGGAGTTCCTCCGGTACAGGCTGCCCTTCGAGCATCTGCAGGTACTCGCCGATGCGCTGGTCGATGGGGATGTACTGACCGGGCCTGATCTCGATCTGCCGCCCGTCCTTGGTCCAGCCCAGGTAGGTCCGCCAGGCATTGATGGCCAGCATCCAGATCTGCATCGTCAGGACGTTTGACTCGATGGGGTACAGACCGGAGGCGTTGGTCAGCATGCCCCGGTACTTGCGCTCCATGTCGTTGAAGGTCAACTCCCGGAACGGGCAGATGACGTACGGCACCTCGGGGTAGCCGTGCTCGGCGACGCCTCGGTACGGCCCGTTGTCGCCGACGTCGAAGAGCGGATGATCGTTCAGGATCAGGCAGCGGTAGCGCCCGATCCACACGTCGTCCACCCAGACGAGCGAATCGGGCGCCAGGTTGCGCAGCGCGTGGGGCGTGTCGGCGTAGCGCGCAAAGGCGTACAGCGCCTCGGTCTTGGACGTCTCGTAGTGCTCGACCACGACGAGTAGCTCGCCGTCCTCGGCCTCGCGCCAGCGCACAACCCGGGGGTCGCGGCGCTGGAAGACGATGGGGTTCTTGCGCCTGTGCCTGATCTCCCAGATCTCCTCGGGGTCGGCCTCCTGCCAGTCCTGCACGCGCATGTCGTAGGTGTCGTCGTCCTCGCCCTCTTCCTGCTCGGGCTGCGGGCCGTGCACCTGCATGCCTTCCGGCTTGTTGGGCCACACGCTCCGGTCGATCATGATCCGAAAGACACCCACCCTGCGGATGACCATGTCCGTCGGGATCTGCCGCAGCACGTCCTTCTGCTTGCGCCAGGCGTGCAGCATGGCCTTGCCGAAGCGCGTCAGCTTGTCCGCCTGCTCACGATACTTCTGACGTGCTCGCGCGGGCCGAACGCGGATCGAGATGTCGGGCGGTACCAGAGAATCAATAGCCGCGTCTGCATCTGCTGGCGCCGAGCCCGTCTTGACTGCCAGCCTGCCGCCCGGGGACTCCACGTCGAACTGTTGGAAGTACAGGTCTTCCTCGTCCTCCATGGCATCGTCGATCTCCCCCCACTCACTGATCAGATGGTCGCGCCAGTACACGACCTCCTCGTAGGTCGGACGGTCGTCAATCTCTGACCGGTATGCGCTCGGCGGCTGGGTGTCGCTCATCGGGTGGCCGCGCTCAGGTACGACCTGGGCTCAAATGGGCCGCGCTCATGATAGCTACGCATGTGTTCGATGAACATTCTGCCGCGCGAGACGGGCTGTCGGGCGAGGACTTCCGGTGGGATACGCGGACGGTTGATGTCGTCCTCGTCGATGTCGGGCTCGATGTGCGTGTCCAGATAGCTGTAGCTGGCGCCTTCGGGCTCCCCCTCGAAGCGCTTCTTCATCCACACGTAGTAGCCCCACGCGTCCATGGCGTGGTTCATCCAGTCGCGCGGCTGCTCCAGATAGTTCTCGTTGGCGCTCTTGGCACGCTTGTCGAAGGTGTACGCCTTGAACTCGGCGATCATGTTGGTGCAGCCGGAGTCGATGCGGATCCTGGCACAGCTTCTCAGGTACTGCAGGGTCGGCCCCAGCAGGTGCTCGTCGTTCAGGGATTCCTCGACCTGAATGACCAGCGCGCGCTGCGCGTCCTCGTCCAGCAGGTGGTCGGTGTCTGCCTCCATGCCCATGTCTTCCAGCATCATGTTGACCCTGCTGCGGTAGAACCGGAAGAAGCGCACCGGGTCGCGTAGCTGGTTGCGCATGAACGGCAGCCGCTCGGAGACCTTGGGCTTCTTCTCGATGCAGTAGGCAGGGAACCCCATGCGCTGCCAGCGCCGCATCTCCTCGGGCTGTGCCGAGTCGCAGATCATGTCGGACACACCCTGAATCTCCCACTGGGGCAGCAGGGATCCTTCTGGTGAGATCTGCTTGGCGTTGAACCACGGGCGCGAGCACAGTAGCTCGGCGATCTCTTCGGTCGACCGGTGGGTCTCGTAGATCTCGTCGAAGATGACCGTCATGTCGGTGTACTCCTGCAGCGCCATGACGCAGTACGCGTTGCTGCCGCCCGACGGGTCGACGGCCAGGATCACCGGTAGATCGGCGTTGTACTCGACGGTGGTGACGTGCACCTTCTCCTTGAACTGCGGGAAGACGCGGCTGCGAGAACTCGCGGGGATGCCGCCGAACTGTTCGAGGAACTCGTGCGGCTCCATCTCCTTGCTGGCCTGGACCAGGGCTGGAGTCTGCCGGCCTTGCGGGAAGGCGTAGAAGTTGATCTCGTAGCTGGCGTCCTGAAACATCTCCCAGGCTGCCTGCTCGCCGTCGCGCGCCATCTCGCCGCGCGCGTCCATGGCCTTCTGCCAGAAGAAGTCGCCCTCACCCTCCCAGGATGAGATGAGCAGCGCCTGCCCGTTGCGGTCTGTCAGCGGCGGCAGGATAGCCCTGGTCCACGCCTGCTCGTAGACCTGTGCCGCCTCGTCGATGATGGCCAGGTCAATCGCCGCGCCCGCCGCCGTCCAGATGTTATCCAGCGAGATACCTTCTAGCCGGGCCCCGTTGTCGAGTATGCACAGCTTCTCTTGATTGGTATCCCTGACGGTGCGGGTCTTCATGCCGTAGTCGCGGACCATCTCCATGACCTTGTCGAAGGCGCGTGAGACGAGCTTCATGGTCGGCGCCGCCAGCCAGATCCACGACCTGGGGCGCGCGTCGGCGACAACGATGGCCTCCATGGCAGCCTCGGTCGTCTTGCCGCCGCGCCGCCCCCAGGCAGCGATCCGAAACCTGGCCCTGGAACGAGCGAGCGCCTGCTGGCCAGTCCAGTGTCCATCCAGGCCCTGCTGCTGCCAGGCTTCGGACTCGTCCTGCAGCGCGTGGTACTCGCGCAGCCGCTCGTCGGGCGTGGCCTGCGAGCCGATCCAGCGCAACCTGCGCCTGAGATCCTTCTCCTGATCCTCGTCGTTGGGGACGAAGATGCCGTGAGGCCGGAAGTTGAACTTCCGAAAACCCGCCAGGCGCTCCTCGGGACTGATGGGTCGGAACGGCGCTACGCGCGCCGTCGCCCGATCTTCCCAGGTCTTCAGCCAATCGTCGCTGGAACCTTGCGCCAGACGGCCAAAGTCCAGGCCCGTCAGCCCGGGGAGCGTGGTCGGCGGCAACTACTTCTTCTTGGGGGCGAACGCGGGTGGCTTACCGGTGCTCTTCTTGGCGGCGGGCCGCGTGCTGCTGGCCTTCGGTGAAGCCGCCTTGGAGTTGCCGTTGCCCAGCGTCGCGGCGCCCGCGCGAGAGCCGCCTGTCAGCGTGCGCGGCAGCTTCTGGCGTCCCGCCTTGGGCGCGGCGCCGCCGAGCGCCTTGCGCGTGGGGCGCTGCGGCGTGGGCGGCTTGAGCCCACTGCCGACACCAGGCAGGGGCGGCGCGCTGCCCGCGAACGGGTTGCTGGGGACGCGGCTGCCCGTCGGGCCTGGCGCGCCGAAGGGCCCAGGCTGGGCGCTCGGGAAGGGGGGCCCGAGGGGTGAGTTGGGGGGCGGAGGCCGCATCCTAGTATTTGTCCGTCTTCTTGCTTGACGGTGTGCCGCCCGGGACTTTGATCACCGGAATGCAGCGGCTGCCGCTGCCTGACTTACTTCCCTTTTTTGCCACTCTTGTTCCTCGCTTTCCCAGCCATCCGCATAGACGCGGCGATGGCCTGTTTTTGTGGATGGCCCGCTTTGACCATCTCCCGGATATTACCGCTGATCACCTGCTGGTTGGAGCCCTTCTTGAGCGGCACGTCAGGCCCACGCTTTCCACAGCACAAAGAGCGCCGTACTGGTCAAAACGAGAACGGTGATGACGTAGACGAGGCACGTGCTGAACGGTAGCTCGTCCTCGCCTGGAAGCTTGTAATAGTGGCGCGATTTCGGCACGGCGCCATAGTAATCATTGCCGCAGCCAGACCACCTGCCAGGGCAGCAGCGACTCGAATTGCGAGCGTGAGATGGTGTCGTAGATGCCGTACCAGCCTGGCGCGGAGTTGGCTACCCACAGCCGTCCGTTGAGCACCCCGCGTATCGCCACGAAGTGGTACCACGTGGTGGAGTTCAAAACACCGGCGGTCTCTTCGCACAGTTGGTAGATGCGGTCCCAGTCGGCCCACTCCTGATGTGCGCTGGGGCCGTAGTTGCCGAGCGTGTTGACGGCGCACTGGACGCTGGCCAGCCCGACCTGGGGGTTCACGCACTCGGGGTAGCCCATCTCGAACGCCGTCTGCTCCCGGGTCGACCACGGGTCGAGCCCCGTGGCGCGCAGGGTCCAGTCGACGCTGCAGATCGAGCACGTCCAGTCGTACGACTGGGGCGGCATGGCCATGTCCCGGTGGGCGTTGAAGTGCGACCACCAGTCGTCTGGCACAGGTGGGGGCGGGGCGATCTTGCGTACCGGTGCCCAGACCCCCGCCAGAGCGGTCATCGCAACAGGATTGCCAGCGCCAGACCGCCGAGCACCAGCGCCAGCTTGGGCTCGATCATGTTGGTCAGCCACATCACGAACACGGCGATCAGCACCAGCAGGGCGATCAGCCCGCCGATCCAGCCGCCGTAGACCACGGGGTAGGTGCGTTGAACAGGGACGCTCATCTCAGTGATGCTCCATTCGTCGCATCCCAGGCAATAACCGCGCCGCTGGAGAACGCCATCTGCATTCCCCCGGTGTCGGCGTCCGCCATCTCGTCGGACACCGGCATGCCGATATACGTGCCGTTGGCCTTGAGATCGAGCCAGTACCTGCAGATGGCCGTCTCGGGGTTGAAGACCAACCCGTCGACGACCGAATGCCAGGCAGCCTGGTGACCCACGTCGGACATTAGCTGAACGTCCGCGCCCAGGTGTACTTCTGCCAGTTGTACCTGTAATACCCGGCTACGAGTGTGGTGTGCATGGCTATGGCGTCGGGTAGGTGGTCATCTTGGGGTTGTACTGGGCCCACGTGTAGGACGACCAGTTGCCCGCCGCTGGGCCCTGCCCGAGGCTGGTCGTGCCGCCGCCGTACGCGGGGCGCGAG